TGCCAAGTGGCTACACGAATAGCAGTTTGTCAGCAGCATATAGCGTTATGCCCGCCTGGACTATCAATCACGCAATGAATGATCTGATCTTTGCAATTGTCGAAGTAACTTATGACAAGACAAAAGGCATTACTTCTGTACCAACATTCAACTTCCATTTAACAAATTCAATGTCTCAACCTGGTGACTGCTTATTCGATTATATGACGAGCACACGCTATGGCTGCGGCATTCCATCAACTGAGATTAACCAATGAACAGCTTAAGCGATTTAAACGGCTACGCTAATGACGTAATTCTGATACCAAATGATTTCCGCCCTGCATATTTTGGACACACGTCATCTAATCAATCTGCTACTTGTTATGAAAATAGAACATTTGTATCTCCGTCTGGATGCACTATTACAAAATTGATTAATATCAATCCATTTTCCTTAACTATCAATGTTGCAGCAGTAGCAAATACAACAGTTACATGGGGTAATATAACTTCTTTTACAGGAAATATAATGCCTGTAACCAATATAGATAGTTTATATACTATTAGCGGAGTAGTCACTCAGTCTGATTGGGATTTAGTTAAGAACCCAGTTATTGATATGGGTGACAACCCCCCAAATAATTGGTCTTATGATTCCACAATTAGTTATAATGACACATACGGAGGATCTGGAAATATTTCCTGGATCACTGGTGTAACTGTTACTCAGATGGATCAGTTATCTACACCTTCTGATTATTACTTTCAACCGAACATTAGTAATATAATGTTGAATACCCCGAAAGTGGTTGACCTGGGCCTATCTGACATTAATAACTTAAATGTGGCTGCTATCTTAACCCCGTCCAATCCAGGCGCTATTAGTGCGTTGTCAGCTGCGACTGCATTAGGTGGCACACAATCTTTTAGTCCTGGCCCTAATATACTAACAATGATGGGCAATTTAGAACAAGTGAATAGTATGCTCGGTAATATTACCTATACACCAACAACAAATTCTGAAACGACTTGGCTTGCTGATTATTCATTATTGAATTATTCATCTAATTTCACATCTCATGTAACTCAATACGTTAGATCTGAAGGTACTCACTACTTAACCTATACTACTCCGTTTTATTACGAAGAAGATGCTACAATGGTTATTACCGGAGCACCTAATATTACTGATGAAACTGGCGTGGGTAATACTTATATAATAACGCTAACTACATTGATACCTAATGTTCTAACAACTGTATCTTCAACTGGTTCAGGTGGTACCGCATCTTACAATTCTGGTACACAAACATTTACTATTGCTGGTACTAAAGATCAAGTTAATTCACATCTAAATAGTTTGTATATTCGAACTGTTCAAGATTATAACTCAACAATTACGTTTGTCTATGATCTATCTGTATCAACAGGTGCAACTGCTTCTCGTGTTCATACTGCATATTATTCTGCAACTACTAATACGATTAGTTTTATGAATACGTCTAGAACATATATAGGTAATACGCCTGATCAAGCAATATTCTTAAGTCCTGCAAATACAGTACCACAAATATCTGAAGCTATTAGCGGTGCTTCCTATACTATCTATCTAAGTACAAGTGCTGGTAAGTTTGGTCTGAGCTTAGATGACTATACTGCGAACTATTCGTATACAGGTACAAAAGAACAAGTAAACGCATTGATTCCAACATTAAAGTTCTGGCCAACCAAAGATGTATCTTATACGCAGACATTTACATATAGTCAATACATTAACGGCATATTAGAATTTCAGCAAATTGTTGCTCTTACTGGTAGTGATCCAGTAATTACAGGTGCGGGTACGTTTACCTTATATGAGTCTACTACTTTTACCCCGTCTTATGCCCAAGTACATTACTTAAATCATATTATTTTCTCTGTTGGGGGAGGTGGTGGCGGTGGCGGAAATGGTATTATTAAATATGCGGGTGGCGGTGGCGCCGGCGCTGGCAGTTATTACAAAGCAACTTGGAATAGCACTGGTTTACCGTTAGCTGATGGCGTCCCAGTTCAAGTTACTATTGGTGCAGGCGGTGTAGGAGGTAGTCCTTCTTCACTTGGTAATGGCGGTGATGGTACCTCAACTGTGATTACCGTTGGTAATGTTACAGTAACATATCCAGGAGGTAGAGGTGGTAAGGGTAATAGTATTTCTAATCCTGATGGGTCTGGTACTGCCGGTGGAGGTGTTGGTTTAAATGGCGGCGGTGCTGGCACAGCATTTGCCGGCGGTGGTGGCGCAAGTATTAGCGGCACCGGTGGATCAGCTGTTGATGTTAATGGTGGGGTAGGCCGCGCCGGAGCGTATTATCCGCAAGGTAGTACCGGGTACCCCGGTACTATTGAATTGGGGGCAGGTGGATCTGGTGGATCTATGTCTGGTTTAGCGGGTAGTGTGTCGAATACCGGAGGTAAAGGCGCTACTGGGTCTGCAAATGCAAGTCATCCGACAGCGGGTAAAGGTGGTGGTGGCGGTGGCGCATATACGGGTCTCCCATCTGCAGGTGCTGATGGTTCGGTTTTGTTCTATTTTTATTAAGGATTTATAGATGGCTTCATATACAGATTACCGTTACCAGTTTAACGGTCCCATTTCAACAGACAAGACTGTTATGCAGAATCTTGAATCACTATGCACGGCAGCTGGTTGCTGGCCAGCATATGATATTCATAGTGGCAAGTGGTCAGTTGTTATTAACAAAGCAGGCACAAGTATAGCAAGTTTCAATGATGCAAATATCATTGGTGCTATTACAGTTAGTGGTAGTGGACTTACTGCTCTTTATAACAAAGTTAAAGTTCAGTTCCCGCACATTGATCTTAACGATAATCCTGACTATACAATCATTGAAATTCCAAATACTGACCGTAATGCAAATGAACCTGATAATACATTGAACATGCAGTTAGATGTTATCAATGATCCTGTGCAAGCACAACTCATTAGTGGAATTAACTTAAAGCAATCGCGAGTAGATAAAGTTATTCGCTTCGTGTCTGACTTTAGTAAGTTAGGTCTTAAAGCTGGTGACTTAATTGACATTACTAGTACAGTATATGGATTTACTAACAAGATGTTTCGTATCACATCTATCATTGAGCGCGATGATGATAACGGAGCAATACAATTAGACATTACTGCTCTTGAGTATGATGCTAATGTATATGATACAAGTGATTTAAACCGCTATGCTGTAAGTAATTCAACGGGTATTGTTGCCATTGGTGCTATAGGCATACCTGGTACTCCTACTGTAGATAAAGTAGAACGTAACTCTCGTCCAAATATTACCGTGCATACCACTGCTCCAACTGGTATTGTTGAGGCTATTGAGTTCTGGTACACCATTGATGTGCCTCCAGGTAATAATGTTGATTCCACACGCAACTATAAATTACTCGGCACTGTACGTCCAACCACTGGCACTACCTATTCTTTTGGCACTGCGGTATCTTTAAACATTGATAGTTTAGGCACAAGTAACTTCTTGATTAAAGCAAGAGGTATTAATTCAACTACCACTGGTCCATTTACAACTCCAGCTGGCATTATATACTATGCACCTGTTCAAACAACTGATGCCATTGGTCCTGATACTGCGGTAGTTGATTCAACAGGTGCATTGGTAACAACTCTAGCAGCCACTTATCTATTAGGACATGTAGATGATATCTATAAAGGATTATCTTCACCTGGATCAATCTTTGATAAGATCATGAACATTTATGATAATGTCACTGGTGGAAACCTAGTTGCTCTCGGGACCCCAGGTGGTACAATTTCAAGTATTACTCCAACTAGTGCTGCCGAAGGGTATGGTTATACATTTACTGACATCGGTTTAGGTCAAATTATATTTGGTGCTCCGGCTGCCGGAGTTTCGTCTGTGACTGTTTCTCAAGCTGCTTATGAGAACGGAATATCTGTCATTGATATGGGAACAGGTGAGTGGCAAATTCAGTATAGCAGCGCACCAATATCTATCAATGCTGACTATGCAGTAATATCTTGGACATTTACTGATGGTTTAGACTTAGACATTCGTGCTTATCTAATAGTACCCGACGTTGGTCAAAATACAATAGATGATGCTTTAGGGTATACTGGTGGTGCAGCATCTGATACTTATGATTGGCCAACCACTGGTACTCCGCTTATTAGGTGGGGTGGCGATAATCAAGGAACAGGCGAAGAAACAGTCTTAGTTGATATAGCAGCCATTAAAGCGGCATATCCAGCCGCTCCTCGCATTATTCTTGAGTGTTATGGAAATTGGTATACTACACGGGGATTTGATCCCGTGAAACTAGCTGCGATCCTATATGAAGGAGGAAGTATGTCACATTCTGGTTATAATTGGACAAATACCTCTTTCACAACTAAGAGAAAGATTACTGGTCTTGATGCTTATGTTGATAGTATTCATGGTACTACTACTATGCCTGATGGATATGATGGTGGTAACGCACCCGGCGATTTAATGGGCTACTTTATATTTGATACGCAGAATAACACTGCAACATTTACTAAGAACCCATAATATACCAAAAGTATAAATAACTAAGTTGGGCAGCCTCAGTTGCCCCTTAACTACTTCCCTAAGGAGGGCATTATGGCAGGCGTACTCAATTTCGATCAGTACATTGGCGGACCAGATCAGGTCAAGGTGGAACAGATATTTCCATCCAATCAACGTACACTAATTTATAACTTTAACAAAGATATTACTGGCTGGGCGTTCAAAGCTGATTACCAAACTCTTGTTGTTGATGCGATTGCATTCAATCGTAACACTGGTGCTCCAAACTTCTCTAATTCATCTGTCATTGGTTCTTTTGCTAAGGAAGATGTAGTAACCTATACACCAACAGTTATCAATGCACTAACTGGTATTGTTCGTGTAGTTCTTCCTGCGAATATGTATCCTTATGAGATAGTGCCAGATGCACGTCAGAATGTCCCTATTACTGTATTTTCCTTAACTTGGAGTGATGTCAATGTGCCAGTACAAACCGTTTCACATAGATGGGCTCTAATCATGTGCTACGAACCTGGCGTGCCAATTGGCGACCCTACTAAGAATGCGGAATTTACTCCATTGGTCGTATAATGGAAACTGTTGCTTACGTATACAAGTGGACACATCTACCAACTTTGAAATGGTATGTAGGAGTTAGATTTGCTATTGGATGTAACCCTTCAGATGGATATATCTGCTCTAGTAAAACGGTAAAACCTATGATATTAGCAAATCCTTTAGATTGGAAAAGATCAATAATTGCCACCGGTTTACCTGCAGAAATGCGAGAATTAGAAACAACGATTTTACAAACAGTTAATGCACGTAAGGATGTTAGAAGTTTTAATAAAGCCAACAATACTCCTTATAGTGATCGAAATGGATTTAAGGCTTCTGACACTACAAGGAAAAAATTAAGTAAATTACACAAAGGTAAAGTAATTTCTGAATCACATCGCCTGATAATTAGTCAGCGCATGTCCGGAGAGAATAATCCTTTTTATGGAAAAAACCACAGCGAAGAAACTAGAGATAAAATTAGAGAAGCGCGAAAAACTCAAGAAATATCTGATGTAACCAAAGAAAAAATGCGTTTGGCTAGATTAGGTAAATTCCGAGATGCGAAAAGCGAGGCCCATAAATCCAGAATTAGCCAATCAGTAAAGATGCTAAGTAAAATAGAATGTGAATTTTGCGGATGTATGGCGTCCCCTGGAAATTATAAAAGGTGGCATTCCATTAATTGCAAAGAGAAAAAATAATGACATATCAAGTAACAATTACAGAAGAAACAACTGACGTAACCGTACAGAGCGGCGTATTTCCAATCACTATTAGTTATGACAGTATCACTGTTGTTGGTGATACAGGTGCAGTTGGACCAACAGGTCCTCAAGGCATTCAAGGTAATATTGGTCCAGCTGGATCAACTGGTTTAACGGGTGCAACTGGTGCTACAGG